AAGCCCTGCAAATAGCTGTAAAACTTATGAATGTTAGAACAGTTGAAGAAGCTAGAAAAGTGAATGATATTTTAATAAAAAGATTACAATGAGTACTTTTAAAGAAAAACGAAAAAAAAATAGAACTAGTGAAGAGTTTAAGACTAAAGGTTATAACACCTACAAAAATAAAGATGGGGTTATTTGCATTACTAATTTCGATCCCTATAATATGGGAGGCTCTGGTAATAGACCTGTAAACGCAGGGACACCGATACAACCGAAATCAGTACCTAGAACAATTTCAAGCGATATAATTTATTAAGATGAAAAAAGTGATTAAATACGAAAAAGATTGGCTATCATTTAGAACCGAATTAGAGAATATTTTAATAGAATCAATGATAGATAGTAATTACAACTTTTTTAAATATTGTCATGATTGGGGAATAAGTCCAGATAGGGCGGTAAAGTTTTTGACACAATAACCAATCTAAAGCCATACTATTTATTTAGTGTGGTTTTTTTGCGTATATTATTAAATCAGTTAACTAATTTTAACTGAAATTATGGACGGGAGAAAAAACAACAAAGGAACAAAGGGCAATAAAGGGGGTAGACCTTCTAAAGCTGAAGAGTTTAAACTAATAGAAAGATTAGACTCTAAAAAGTCCCCTGACTGGGTTTTAAATATATTGTTTGACCATATAGAGGATGGTAATTTTAAGGCTGTAGAGCTTTATATGGGTTATAGATATGGTAAACCTAAACAGATAGTAGAACATGAAGGAGAAGGATTAAACACTATAAACATACCTTTAGTAAATTGGGTATCAAACAAAGATAAGGGTATTGATTTTATGGATAACTTTGAAGATGAACAACCCTAATTTTAAACTAGTAAATACAGAAGGTCAAAGTATATTCGGTATAGAAAATGATTTTAAACCTCTTTATAATTCTAATAAAAGATATTTCTTTATAAGCGGAGGTCGTGGTTCGTTAAAATCACACTCTCTACATGATTGGGTAGTTCGCTTAACTTTTAAACCAAATGAAGGTATACTGTTTACTAGGTATACAATGACTTCAGCGCACAAGTCAATTATACCAGAGTTTAAAAAAGCGATTGATAGACTAGGGTTTAATGAGTTGTTTGATGTAACACAAACACACATTATAAATAAACTAACTAAGTCTTTTATTTGGTTTACAGGTATAAAAACAAGTTCAGGAAGTCAAACAGGTAACTTAAAATCTTTGTCAGGTGTTACAAATTGGATAGTAGAAGAAGCTGAAGACTTCCAAGATGAAGCCGAGTTTAACAGAATCAATAAATCTATAAGGTCTAAACATACTCAAAATAGGGTTATACTAGTAATGAATCCAACTACTAAAGACCATTTTTTATATAAGAAGTGGTTTGAAGATTATAAAGGTTATAAAAAAATAGACGGGTTTGATGTGTTGGTATCTAAACACCCTAAAGTAGAACATATACACACTACGTATTTAATAGCTACTGATTATTTAGATAGCGAATGGCTATATGAAGCATATGAAGCACGAACTAAAGCAAAGAAAGGATATAACCCAACAAGTAAACAAACACTAACAAAAGAAGAAAAAGAGAGGGCAGAAGATGATTATATTAATGAGTATTTAGGAGGTTGGAGAGAACGTGATGAAGGGGCTATATTTCGTAACTGGACAAATGGAGAGTTTGACGAATCATTACCGTTTATTTACGGGGCTGACTATGGTTTTGCCTCAGATCCAAGTACAATTCTAAAAGCTGCTGTCGATGAGAAAAGAAAACTTATCTATGTACAAGAAATGCTTTACGCTAAACATCTAAGTACAGAGCAAATAAAAGAGGCTTACAAAGAGATTGTAAAAGATGATATAGTTGTATGTGATAGCGCAGAATTAAGGCTTATAAACGACCTTAGAGATAGTGATATTAATGCAGTACCAACAATTAAAAAAGCTGGTTCAGTTGTTGCAGGGATTCAACGAATACAGTCTTATAAAATCGTTGTATGTGGTGATAGTCCAAACGTAATAACAGAGCTAAACAATTACGCATGGGTCGATAAGGGTTCAAAATCTATTCCTATTGATGATTACAATCATGTTTTAGGTGACCCTTTGAGGTATATTCTAGAGTATTTGAATAGGTAATAAAAACCCTTAATAAAAGTGCAATCTTATTAAGGGTAGTTGTTGGCCAAGTGTTAAACCAAATTGTTTTAATGAAGCTATTACAAATATAACTATCTGTTTTATATAAACAACACTACGTAACAAATATTTTTACTCAACCAAATAAAATTTGGCATATTAAATACCTTACAAAATAAAATTTCGTATTTTTAAGCAATAAAGGTATTATATGAATATAATTCAGAAACTTTTTAAGCCAAAGGTTGAAGAAAAAGGAATAACTATAATAGGCGAAGATATAGGCTCTATTTTAAAAGGTTCTGGGAATTCTAACGGTTGGGATAGCAAAATTCAAGATAACAAGTTAATTAATACAGGGTATGTTTATAATACTGATGTCTATTCTGTTATTAAAAAACTTTGTGACGTTTCGAAGGATATACCTTTTGTGGTTGAGTATTTTGATGGTGAAGAGTGGGTAAAAGATGAAGATTCCTCTTTGAATAAGCTACTTTCTAACCCTAATACAGATATTAACGGTACTGATTTTAGATTTCGATCTATGTTGTATCTGTTAAATACTGGAGATATATTTTGGAGGACTACAACTTCAAGATTTAATTTAATTACTGAATTAAACTTATTAGAATCAAACTTAGTAGAGTTGAATATTAATAGTAAGAATGAATTAACATCTTACTGTTATGACAATTTAAACAATACTGAAACTAAAATCCCTACTGATGAGGTTATACATACTATGTATTACAACCCGTCTAAATGGGGTATTGAATCTAAAAGGGGGTTAAGCCCTTTACAAGCTGCTCACAACTCTTTAAAAGCATCCAATAATAGACAGACCGCTCAATCTCATTTGATGGATAATAGAGGGGCTACTAATATTATTTCAAGCGGCTCAGATTTATCAGTAGGTTCTAAAGAAAGAGCTAACCTTCAAAAGAATACAGATAAGATTTTAGGAGGTGCAAAGAACTTTAATAAGTCAATTGTAACTACTGCTAATGTTAGAGTATCTCCTTTGGGAATGTCACCAACTGACTTAAAAATCATTGAGCTAAAAGATTTAGACTTAAGAGATATTTGTAATGCTTTCGGTGTTCCTTCTACTTTATTTAACGATCAAGCTGCATCGACTTTAGATAATTTAAAAGTAGGCACTAAGTTATTATACAATAACGCTGTTATTCCTAACAATGAAATGCTATTATCAAAAATAAATGAATCTATTGTACCTGCATATTCTAAGTATGAGAATAAAGAGCTTAGAGTAGTACAGGATTTAAGCGGTGTTAGTGAGTTACAAGAAGACCAACTAACCAAATCACAAAAGATACAAACAGATGTAGCAACAATAGAGAGTATTGCATCTAGTACAAGTTTATCAGACGACCAAAAACAAGCACTTTATAAAGAATTAGGCTATGAATTATAAGAAATTAAATATTAAATCTAGTGTAGAAGATGTAGATGAAAAAGGATTAGTTAAAATCCGAGTTTCGGCATTTGGTAATAAAGATGCACACGGGGATATTATGGACTATAAAGCCTTTAATAAAACTATTGCCGATTTTAAACACTCAGGTAAGACTAGGATCAAACACCTTAAAAACCATTCATGGGATATGTTGCTAGGTTATCCAGTTGAGATGTCGGCTACTAAAGATGGTTTAGAGGTTGTTAGTAGAATGAATATCAAAACTCTACTAGGTAAAGAAACTTTCGAGCAATATAAATTCTTTGATGAAGGTGGTCAAACATTAGAACATTCTATCGGTTACTCAGTTGTTAAAGAAGAATCAAGCGACGAACAAAAAGCAAACGTCTTAAAAGAAGTTAAGTTAATGGAGTATTCTACACTTGACTTTTTAGGAGCTAACAGTGAAACGCCTTTACTTGATTTTAAATCAGATATGAACTCAGAAGAGTTAATAAAAAGAATTGAAATTTTAGAATCTAAATTGAAATCATTTGAGCAGTTGGACGACACTCAAACCGAACAAAAAGAGGATAAAATCAATACAATAATTTCAAAATTAAAATTAGACTAAAATGTCACAAGAATTAGAAAAAGCGATTGAAGGAATCAACGCGAAATCAGAGCAAATTAATGCAAACGGTTTAGAATTAAAGGCTGCTAAAGAATCTTTAGACGCTGCACAATTAG